ATCTAAGGTTAAACTCATGTTTGTTTTAAAGGTGTTAATTATCTATTTCTAATGCAATGTCAATAAATGGCAAGTATATTACATGCGTTGTAAATGTTGGTTCTATATAGCCTCTATACCCGAATAGTACTCCTGGATATATCCCTATACTAATAGACCAACCTTTTTCTTCATAATATGGTCCATTATCATTTGGTACTGTCATAATCTTTTTGTTTTAAAATTAATTCTATAGTTTTTAAGCACTCAGCTTGGTTCTGTGGTTTATATAATGTTCTTGTATCACCATTATCAACCATCCACTTTTTAAACATTTTCCATCTTAGTGGGAAAGAATCATTAGCTCTACCTTTTGTTTCAATAATAAAGGTTTCACCAACAAAGTCTGGTGTATACTTTAAGTTTAATACTTTTTTATTACCTCGATTTATAAAATCTCCTTTACTATTTGATTGTCTTTCTATACAGTCATTTTCAAATACAAAGGATGGTAATAATTCAAAAGTATGGCTTTCATATTCACAATATATGCCAGCTTCTTTTAAAGATTTATACATAAACTTTTCAAGTCCAGAGGCGAAGGTAATGCCGTCCATTTGGCATTTCTTAGATACTACAGGCCCATTTTTTTTATGTTTCTTTTTTATCATAATCTTTTTGTTTTATTCCTTTATTCCATGGAATACATCCTTTTTTTCTACCTGTGCCATTCCCTTTATTTACTCTTTTTAAACCTTTAAAAGGACTTACTTTGTTTTTATTAGCTGCAGATATTTTAGCTTTAGCTTCGTCCGTCCACACTCTTTCTATATTCCTTTTCGCTAAATCATTTTTAAATTTTACTAATCTATCTCCAACTAACAGTAACCCACCAGTCCCTCCTAAGCACATATTATAACATTTTTCGTCGGCGACCATAATATCATTAACAACCAATTCTTCTAATTCATAACAATCTTCTAAAGAACCTTCGAACAATATACGTTTATTAAAATTGTTTTTACCATAAGTTTTTATAGCTTTCTTTATTAGTATGCCACTTCCGAAATAATGATTTTTATTTAAACTATGGACTCCATAATAAAATTTATTGTTAATATTATTTGTTATTTTATATAGGTAAGCCATAATTATAAATGTCTATGAACAGCCTGTCTGCTTATATTAAGCACATTTGCTATAAAGGTTATTGATTCTTCTGGTAACAATTCTTGTATCATCTTAATTTTATCTTTAGTCTTTAATCTCTTGTTGCTACTTATTTCTATAACTTGCTTTGTAGATTCTAAAGATTGTTTCATTTTATTAAGGTACAAATTAGAAGACTTTATCTTTCTATCAGCTAATTCTATGCTCCATTTGTAAAGCCATTCATTAAGCCAACTATAAGGTTTCTTCCAGTTATCAAATCCTTCAATGCAATGCAACTCCCATTTGTTCCCGTGTATTTTATGTAACCACCAGTATTCAAATCCATCAAAAGTAATCTTATGATTTTCTGGAATACATAATGATTCAAGATCTTTATCAGACCAACTCGTTATGTTCATATCTATTTCCATTTGGTTATATTTATATTATTACGCGTTTACACGGAAACTTACGGTAATTGTAAACATTTATTTTATTATTTATTGATTATCAATATAATACATTTTTATTAATTTATTACATACATTACCTTCTTAGATGTTACTGGACCTTTTTTCCTGCTAGCTTTTTTTACCCTTGGTTTATTAATCATTGTCTTCCGGATGTCTAAACTTAAAATGGGTATTAGCTACATTAGATATATATCTACCTAAAAAAGGATCATTAATAATTACTTCTGGATCATCTATTTCAATAGTGTAAAGATGATTACCCCCAGGACCAGGTTTCTCTACAGAACGGGTATTGTTTTTTTTTGTACGTATTTCAAAAGCGTCTATAACATCAATATCATTAATATCTGCATATGAATTATTTATTTCTTTTAACAATTCTTTTTCTTCACGTAATGTAGATATTTCTTCTTTTAAACGTTGTAGATATAATGTAGCATCCATTAATTCTTCTTGTAAATGATTAAGCCAAACATATATATCAGATTGATCGTCACGTAATGTTTTGCCATATTTAGCAAATCCTACATCAGATCTATCTACAAATTTATTTACAACGCATTGTACAACTGGATCTCTAAATTCAATTTCTTGTTTTGTCATATTATAAAGTGTTTTTTACAAATGTTCCGTTAACCATTGAGCCTTGTCTTGATTTAATTACATCATAAGCCGATACAACACACTCTTCAATTTTTAATCCTTCTAATGCGGCTAGATTAGTTAATACAACTACTGCGTCACCAATTGCATCAATCAATTCTCCACGATTATTTTTTAATATTGCTCTTGCAAGTTCTCCTGTTTCTTCTTGAAGTTTTATGAACTGTGTTTTAGCATCGCCATTTCTATATATGCCTCGTTCATCAGCCCATTGTCTAATAAGATCATATACATTAGGAGATTCAGCAACAACTGATTCAGGTTGATTTTTATATTCTATAGCCATTGATCTTTTTCCTAATGATTTTGTGAATTCATCCATTGCTTTGTTATAGACGTAGGATCTTGCGGGATTGAACATTGAAGTGTTAGCATTTTTTACAATCCAGTCTAATAAATCTTCTGTTAAAACATACTTGCCAAATCCTGTTTCTATTTTCATTCCTTTATTATCCATTAGATTACCTTTAAGTTTATTTAAAGGGCATGGAAAAGTTGTTGTTTGTTCTGTTACATTTAATACCATAATATTTAATTTAGTTTTAGATTTATTTCTTCTTTTAATTACTTCTTTATAAGTATGCAAGTCCTGGCAATAACCATATAATTCTTGTAGTTCTAATTCTTTTGCGGATATATAATCTATATCTTTGCTAGAGTCTAGTATTTCATATTCATCTGGATGATAACCTTGCCTGCTATTCAGCCTATAATTAATATCACGTGTAACTCCAATCTTTTTGCCAAAAACGTGATAAATATAATAAATTTGATTTTCTTTTTTCATAAATTTAGATTAAACAGCTACTTTTGCTGTAATTACCGGGCCGTGTTTATAATTTATTAAGGTTAATGCTCCGTTTTCGTAAATATACTCTGGAGTGTCAAAAGTTTCCTCCAACAGATATTTGTGTATAGCATCATGTTGGTTGTTGTAGATATGAGCATCTACGATTGAAATTTCTAACCAATTAGGCTTTAAGTTTACTTTTTCAGCAACATATAAAAGTATTTTAGTAAACAATGCTACATCGTAAGGTATACCTAAAAACAAATCTCCGGATCTTTGCACAACAAACATATTAAGTTTACCGTTATCTACAAAGAATTGAAAATATAAATAACATGGAGGCAGTCGCATTTGATCTAATTGAGCAGGATTCCATAAGCTTATAATGTGTCTACGACTGTCTGGATCATCAATTAATCTTTTGATAAGCATTTGCATCTGATCTATGTTTTGATCGTTAAAATTGCGCATTTGATGTCCATACACAGGCCCAAGATCTCCATTCTTATCTGCCCAAGCGTCCCATATTTTTACGCCAGCATCTCTGAATCTTTGAATATTAGTTTCGCCGTTTATAAACCATTCAAACTCTGTATCAAAAGTTTTTTGAAACATCTTTCTACCAGTTATAACGGGAAAATATTTAGACACATTTACTTTTAATGTAGCATTAAATATAGATTTGCAACCAATACCTGTACGATCATTCCTATGGATGCCATTAGTTAAGCATTCCCATAATAATCTTCTGTATCCTTCTTCGTATGTTACCATTTAAAATAATTTAAAGTTATTAGTAGTATTATCTATTTTCTGTTTTGTTTTTGTTTTAATCTCTGGGTCTTTAACAGTCTCAACTTCTATTTTATTTGCATACTTATCATAATAATAAACGTAAAACTTATACAACTGTTTCCATATATCATTCTTTTTATAAGAACTAGGACTGGTGCTTATCCTGCCGTTTATATTAATATCTAAGTACCAATCAGTTGTAGTTGCGGGTTTTGGTGCAATATATATGTTATTCCTTATACACCAAATATAAGCTTCTTGTTCTTTTGTAGTTGAGGTATAATTACCCATGTCTATTTGGTTTTTTTTAGTTACACTACTCATTATTCCCAGGGCATCTTGTCGTTAGAACTAACAGCTGGTATATGTGGAATAAAACAACCAGAATTTGGTTCCCACTTGAAATGACATTCAGCACCATTCTCCCCTAAGTTTTGGAACTTACATTTTAATACTTTAACTTTAACTGTTTTATCTTCATAGTTTCTGTGAACTAATAAACCATGATAAGAAGCATCATACCATTCACCACCACCTTTAATGTTATACATAGTTGGTTCCTCAATATTACCCTTAGAGTCTTTATACATTTTAGTAGGGTGAGCAACAATCATTACTAGAACATCGTATTTTTTAGCAAAGATTTCAATCTGACTTAAATATTCCAATGTATATATATTAACGTCTCCAGAGGCATCTTGTGCTCTAACCTTATTGAATGGATCAATAACTAAACATTTGATTCCTTTACGTTTAACTAGCTCTGCCCCTTTACGCAATACAGATTCTAGTGTGTAACGCTCCATGTCTATGAAAAAATAATTGTCATTAACATGATCTGCTACTTGATTCCATCTATCTGTTTTAATATCTTCTACACCAGGCATTCCTTGCCAAGTCTTTCTCATTAACTTATGAGCATGTAAGTATGTAGGTGTATTTTCAGGTGATGCATAAGCTGTTTTCCAACCATACTTCTCATTATAACCTACCACCATTTGATCCACAAAATCAGACTTACCAGAAGATGGTATACCGGTAACAGTAATGAATTGACCAGTGTATGTAGAAAAGATACTATCAAAATTGTCCAAACCAACTTGGAAACCAGGTTTGAAACCGTTTCTAACAAAATCTGTAATTTCATCTTCAATGTCTCTGAATGTTGTAACATTTTCAAGCGGAACCGGTTTTGATCTTGAAATTCTTTGTGATAGTGCTTCTTTTCCATATTTAATTAAATATTCATTTGCATCTTTACAATCATCAAATGTTGCAATATAACAAATCTCTGATCCTAATCTTCTAACTAATTCTGTTTGTAATGCTTGGCCAGCAGTATCTGAATCAACAGCGATAATTATTTTTGTTTTGTCGTCAAAATAATCAATACAATTATCTAAGTATTCTAAATTATTTGTACCTAATGTTGCGCCGTTAGGAACAGATATTGCGTTAGTAATTCCTGCTTCGTGCAATGCAAGGACATCCATTTCTCCCTCAACAATAACACAATATTCAAAACCTACAATGCTATTGATATTATAAAAGATTTTTTCAGCTCCTTTATATAATTTAAAGTTTTTGCGTCCGTCACGGTATTTAACATTAATTAGCTGGTCGCCAATAAAATAATTAAAGTGTATAGCATTTTCAGTTTTACCAGTTTGAGGCATAAACTCCGGACCTTCTGTAATTTGTAATTCATACAAAGTTTCTTTTGAAATACCTCTTGTCTCAAACCATTTTATTACTGGTTCACTAATCTGCATTTCTTCAACAACTTCTTTTTGAGGAGGTTTAACATATACTTTTTCACTTGCTCCCTTACGTTGATATGTATGTAATTGGAAAGTTTTACTACAATTATGACAAGTACCTATACCTCGTTCCCAATCATAAGATGCACACTTTGCTTTTTCATTTTTAGGTTTTCTATCTGGAGAACACAATGGACATACACCTTGCGACTTACCTTCTTCAAGCTTATATTGATTGAATTGATCAATTAGAAAACCGTTTATCTCTGTTGTTTGCATATATTTGATTTGATTTGTTACATATATATTATCAATATACAATCGTGTTTTGATTGTAAGCGTTACTAATTCTAGATAGAAAAACCCCAATTAATGGGGTTTAACTAACTACTAAAGGTTATTAACCAGCTTTGAAATTTACCTACGCACAGTGAGGTATCTGGTCTTCATCATTCGCATTGCCTAGTTAGTGTCTAGTATAATTTCGGCTGCCGTGCGTGTCATTAACAATAACCTTTATTAAAGGTGGTAGCAGGCGATGGTTCAAAAACCATCACACACTATTAAAGCCGATTCTTATTTGTAACCTCTGCAGTGGTGCCGGCTAACGACCTATTTTGTAAAGCTGTCCAAACTAAGCCCTGCTTACGCTGTCCAGGCTTTGTTCTGCTTTATTTTTTAGAATGGTAAATCGTCCATTGGAGCAGGTGCTCTTTGTACCGGTGCAGACGGACCATCAGTTCTGGGTGCAGCAGCAACATTTTGGCCATTCGTCCATACCACTTTAACATTTCCAAGGTATACTTTAGCTGCTTTAGCATCTCGTTCTTCTTTAGATTGTTCTACCATTATTGGTCCTTGATTACCAAATTGATCTGTTTCATCATTAATCGTTATAGTTATAGGAAGGTACTTTCCTTTCTTTCCATCTATAATTTTGTGTTTAGGAATTTCATTCAAATTAATACTTGCTTTAATAATACTTGCCATAATTCTCGTTTTTTGTTTTTAGTTAAGGGTTTTTGTTATTAAATATTGTTGAGGATCAAATCCCTCTGTTCTGTAAAATAAATCGTATGCTTCTACTGCTCGTTTAACTTTGTCTTCACCTGTTTCAAGAAATCTTT